ATACAGGCGTTCACAGTTTCAACGGACTCACGGGTGCAGTCACGGGTGTCACGGTTGGTGGAGCAAATGTTTTCACCGCACTGAACTCGTTCAACGCAGGCATCAGTGCAGCAGGAGGAGTAACCCTCAGCGGAACTCTTTCAGGAGCAACCGCCACATTCTCCAATCTTGTGACAGGCAACGGCGGCTTCAGCGGCAATGTAAACATCTCGTCCACGAACGCTACGGGGAATATGTATCCCGTCTTGTCGCGTGGTGCGGGTGTGACTGCTCTGTTCGTGGACAGTGCCACCACTCCGCTGGTATATCAGCCATTGCAAGGAAATCTCGGACTGAAGGGAATCACTCTGGCGAGCGGAACAGATGTGCTGTATGCTACGCCTACTCAGATCACTGCAACCAGCACTTCCGCTCCAGAGAGTGCGTACTTCTACTTCGTGTCGCCCACGATCTATTTCCAATCAGGGAACACGGCAGCGGCGACTGCATCAGGAAGCACCCGCCAACTCACATGGGGTGATATCCTCAACAGCACCGACAACTGCTATTTCGGTGTGAATCGTGCTGAGGGAGGAATGTGCGGCGACTACGCGGTGGAGATCAACCACAGCACTGGCAAGGCACTGCAACTCATCTACAACGATTACACAGGGGCTGCGTCCAACTGGGTGAACATGAATGTCACCAGCGGCGGTGACCTCACGATCACTCCGAGCGGCGGCGATGCCACGGTTTCGGGAAACCTGTCCGCCGACTCATTCATCTTGTCTTCTGGCGGCATCAAGGCACTCACAGGCACCACATACTCGTTCCTTGCAGCAGACAACGGCAAGATCATCACCATGAGCAATGCAGGCGGAATCACCGCCGCGATTCCCACAGGGCTTCCTGTTGGATTTAGCGTCACAGTGATACAGTTGGGGGCAGGACAAGTAGGCTTCAGTGCAGACGCAGGAGTCACGCTGAACTCGTACAACAGCCTGAAGAAGATCATTGGGCAGCACGGCTCTGCATCTGTGGTGATATACAGCAGCAACACCGCGAACTTGGCAGGTAGCCTGACATGAGGCATATACAGTCTGTTCGTGGTGCAACGAACAGGACGGCTGTTCTGTTGTCTACCACAACCATCACCACACCAGGCGCAACCACATACACCCTCCCCACTGGCACCCAATACCTCGACATTGAGTTGCGGGGAGGCGGTGGTGGTGGTGGATCAGGAAGAACAGCGACAAGCGGAAGAGCCACTGTTGGTTATGGAGGCGGTGGTGCAGGCGGTGGGGAGTATGTGCGTGACCTATTCTACGGAAACGGACTCATGCAGGGCGGTGATGTGCTGAACTTGGTGGTTGGAAGAGGCGGAACCGCAGGAATAAACACCGTAAGCGGACGGACAGGAGCGGCGGGTATTGCATCACAGGTTGTATCACACACGCGAAACGGTTCTACTCTTGCAAACAACGGGCTTACACACGATACGGGAATTTATGGAGCCTCATACGGAGTGTTCTATTCCATATCCGCAGCAGGAGGATTTGCTGGAAAACCAGCCAGTGCAATTCCAGCGGGAGCAGGTCAGAATTTTGTTGTATCGTGGGATGTGGATCAAGCAACTGCCAGAGTGATTGGAAGCGATGGTCAAAACAACAGCGGAACAACAACCACTTCACCAGGCGGGTCAGGAGGAGCAGGAGCATCAGGAGGAGGAATTGGTGGGCGTGGTGCAACGGCAGCAACTGGTCTTGGAACAACAGGAAGCGCGCCTGGCGGTGGTGGAGGAGGCGGATTCGGTTCAGCAGCGGGAGCAGCAGTCCAAGGAACCACTGGTGCAGACGGTCAAATCGTAATCAAGGCATACGGATGAACAGAATCACAGTAAACATTCCTACAGGTGTGTGCGGCTCTTTTGAAATACGCAAAGGCACTGGCACATTTCAAGAAGCACAGGTTCAAATCTATCAATCGGAGCATCACGGACGATGGGAAACGGAACCTTTTGGAACCTATACCGCTCTGTGGTGGGAAGGTTTTGGCTCGGTAATGCAGGACAGCGCACAGGAATACTTTGAGCATCAGCCACTATGGAACAATGCGCGAGGCGACATCCTGATTGGTGGACTTGGAATTGGTTTGGTGAATGAATACCTCGTCACGAAGCCAGAGGTCACATCAGTCACCATCATAGAAAAGTATTCTGAAGTGATTGATCTTGTATGGACGCATTGTGCAAAAGACTCGCGCTTTACTTTGGTGCAAGCCGATGCGGAAACATGGACTCCTCCTGCGGGATCACATTGGGATTACGCATGGTTTGATACATGGCTCGGAAACAATCCTATGAACTGTGAGCAATACGAAGCGTATATGATTGGAAAATACTCTCCGTTCTGTGATAAGGTTGAAGTGTGGAAAAACCTGTTTCCGTGAATGACACAGACGCAGTAATCCAAATACTCATCCGATTACTTTAGAGGGGCGAAAGCCCCTCTTTGTGCTATGATTGGCTCTACATACTCTACCCAATAACCAAGGAGTAAAAACATGAAGCGATTGCCTACCCTCTATCAGGATTTCATCCACCTTTCCCGCTACAGCCGTTGGATTGAATCCGAGAAACGCCGCGAGTCTTGGGAAGAAACGGTTGACCGTTACTTCCGCTTCTTTGATGAGCATTTTGCCGACAAGGGCGTGAAGATAAATAAGGCAGTCCGCGAAGAACTCCGTGAAGCCGTCCTGAATCTTGAAGTGATGCCGTCCATGCGGTCGCTGATGACCGCAGGGGAAGCACTCAAGCGGGACAACACCGCAGGCTACAACTGCTCCTATGTCGCGGTCAACAAGGTTCGCGCATTCGATGAGATCCTGTATGTTCTCATGTGCGGAACTGGTGTAGGCTTCAGCGTGGAGAGGCAGTATGTTGAAAAACTTCCTACAATCGCTGAAGAGTTTACTAACAGCGATACTCTCATTGTGGTCAAGGACTCCAAAGAAGGATGGGCAAAAGCCTACCGAGAACTGGTATCCCTACTTATTGGAGGTCAAATCCCCCGATGGGACTTGTCTCACATTCGTCCTGCTGGTGCGCGCCTCAAGACTTTCGGTGGACGCGCAAGTGGACCGCAGCCACTGGAAGACCTCTTCCGATTTACCGTCAGTACTTTTAAGAAGAGTGCTGGTCGCAAACTCACCTCTATTGAATGCCTAGATCGGCTCTTATCTCGCTTTCCAACCTCACGGACGAGCGGATGCGTGATGCTAAGGTGGGGCAGTGGTGGTTGGACAACCCGCAGCGGGCATTAGCAAACAACTCCGTAGCCTTCAAGGAGAAGCCAGAGATCGGCACATTCATGGAGGAGTGGCTGTCGCTCTACAAGAGCAAGAGCGGTGAGCGCGGCATCTTCAACCGTCAAGCCGCACAGAAGACGGTGGAGAAACTTGGTGATCGCCGTGATGCCTCCTACGAGTTCGGCACGAACCCCTGCTCTGAGATCATTCTCCGCGACAAGGAGTTCTGCAATCTGTCCGAGGTGATTGTTCGCGCAGAGGACACTCCTGATACGCTGAAGCGCAAGGTGCGTCTTGCTGCCATTCTTGGAACTTGGCAAGCCTCCCTCACGAACTTTCGCTACATCTCAAGCGAATGGAAGAAGAACTGCGAGGAGGAAGCCCTCCTTGGCGTGTCCCTCACGGGCATCCTTGACAATGCCATGCTTCGGAGCGAAAACGGCTTGGAAATCCTGCTTGGTCACATGAAGCAAGCAGCGATTGAGGCCAACGCAAAGTGGGCAAAGAAATTGGGGATCAATCCCGCTGCCGCCATCACTTGCGTCAAGCCATCGGGAACCGTGTCGCAGTTGGTGGACGCTGCTTCAGGCATCCATGCTCGTCACAATGAGTATTACATCCGTACCGTTCGTGCAGATCGCAAGGATCCAATCTGTCAGTTCATGATTGATCAGGGCTTCCCTGCGGAGCCTTGCGTCATGCGCCCCGATCACACGATGGTGTTCTCATTCCCGATGAAGTCTCCCGATGGTTCACCGACAAGAAACGACCTTACGGCAATCGAACATCTTGAACTTTGGAAGAAGTATCAGGATTTCTGGTGCGAACACAAGCCGTCTGTTACGATTACCGTTCGTGAACCCGAATGGCTTGATGTCGGGGCATGGGTTTACAAGTACATTGACAGCATCTCTGGCATTTCTTTCCTCCCACACTCCGAACATTCCTACAAGCAAGCCCCGTATCAAGACTGCACCAAGGAGGAGTATGAGGCAATGCTTTCAAGAATGCCAAAGAATGTTGATTGGTCGCTTCTTTCAAATTATGAAAAGGAAGATACCACCACAGGGACACAAACTTTTGCTTGCAACGCAAACTCTTGCGAAATCGTTGACTTGACGCAGCAATAACCTAAATATCCCTGCATGAAGATTGCAGGAATTGATTATTCACTGTGTTCACCAGCCATTACCGTTCATACCGGTGATGGCTTTTCTCTATCGCAATGTAAATCTCATTATCTTACGGAAACACTGAAACATGCAACAGTTTACATGGAGTCGGGTCTCTACTGTCGCGGATGGGAATATCCGGAATGGGCAATGCCTGAATTCGGAAGACAAGAGGATCGCCATGACAAACTTTCAAATTGGGCGTTAGAACTTGTTAAAGATTGTGATCTCATCTATATTGAAGATTACGCTATGAGTGCAAAAGGCAAAGTTTTCAATCTAGGAGAAAACTGCGGTCTTTTAAAATGGAAACTTTGGAAAGCGGGGTTGCCTTTTCACCTTGTAGGACCGACTGTTGTAAAAAAATTTGCAAGTGGCAAGGGAAATGCAGACAAGGATAAAATGTTTGATGCATTCCTCAAAGAAACAGGGGCCAATCTCATAAAGGAGATCAGCCCCGAATGTAAGAAAGTATCGAGTCCAATA